CCTTGCTGTTTGATCTTATTGATCAGAGCAACTACATCCTCAAATGGATGCTTTCCAAGAGTGCGTAGAATCATATTTGTTTCTTCAACTGTCAATTCAAGTTTAATCATTTTGCCTTCTTTCCTATGTTATATTTTGGTACAAGTTCCCATTGGTCTTTTTCTTTATAAGAGACCACCTTAATTTGCGACAGAGATGCTTTCTGTTCTGCTTGGGAAGGATTTAGGATCTTAAGAAGTTCCCAATCCGCTAGCAGACTAGCAATAGCATTTCGTCTTTCCACATCACTTGTGGTGATGTTGGATTCCTTACCGTCCAGAGCAAATAACTCTTTGAAATGGACGATGAAATATCTTCCCTGTTTGTGTAGTATGTGACACGACTGAAACAGTTTTTGTTCTTTGCGTGAAGCGATACCGATGCGAGTTAGCGTCTCACGAACCTTCAAAAAGTTATCTGGTTCTGGGAGAGTAACTTCGAGCATGGACTCTGGAGTCCAATCGTAATAGACCATCTCTAAACTCATTTTATCTTCCACCTTTATATAATTTTTCTTTAATCATTTCCAAGTTTTTAGGAGTCAAAAACTCCATTGCTTTTTGTGCTTTTTCATTGGAATAACCATAATATTCCATAACCAATTTCACGTCATCAGTTGCTGCATCTTTCTTGTGCCATTTACTGAATCTTTTACGTTTGGTAACACTATTTAGGAGAAATGAAAATTGAATATCATTGTCCAGTTCCGAAAAGCGATTCATCTCGTTCGCTAACAGGACTGTATCGTGGAAGTATGACAGACCACGATTCACCATGAATGGAGTATAATCCTTCACAGCAAAATCGTCTTCAGCCATTAAGTTTGCTTTAGTCATATTGATAGCGTTCAAAAAATCAAACGGAGATTTCTTACTCATGATATATTCCTATCGAATTCAAATCTTTCTTTTCCATAACAAATCTCTTATCAGGAAACCTACTACGCAGATTCTCGGAAAGTTCTTCCGAAGTATTCCCTTGTGCTAGGAATTCGCCAGTTTCTTTGTTATGCATGTAGAAGATATCGCCAATCTGCTCAACAGTGGCTTCAATGAAAGTTCCTTGGATCTTATCAGCCAACTCTTGAATACGAGATTCTCGCTTTTCTTCCTGCATCTTACGGTGTAGCTGGATTGCAGAGATTTCTCTCCACTTCCAACCAATCCAGATACTTGCGATGATAATGAGAAGTAGTTCTAACATTACTTGAATTTACATTGTGCCATGATTTCAGTTAGTGCAGCCATAATATTTAGTTCATGGTCTGCGACGAATGCTGCTTTGTATTGATAGTCAGCAAGAATAAGAACCAGTTGAGGAATACTCGCAGGTTCAAGATTCTCAGATGAGGTATCGTACAGCTGTCTGAAAATAGCGACAGTGTCTGCGTCAGAGTTTTTAGCAACCCATTTACGCACTTCAGTAAAGTTCTTTTCCTTCATGTTTCCTACCAGATCCTTGAATGATTCTTCAGACAAGTTTAGTAGAATACCAGAGTCGATCTTACCAGACACTGAGTAACGTTGAAGTTCGTTTAGAACACGTCTCCAGTCTGGAAAGAATTTGGTAACCAGTTCAGCGATTACCTTTGGATCAAAATCAATCTCCTCTTTCTTGAGGACTTGAGTTGCACGTTTGAAGAACTGAGCAGCAATCTGCTGTTTATCTTTGTTCTCGATCTTGAATTCAATCACAGCACAACGACTGTGTAGTGGTTCAATGATACGATTCTTGTAGTTACATGTGAAGATAAAACGACAATTGTTACTGTATTCTTCAATGAAGTTACGCAGAGCAGGTTGAACCGACTGCGCATTCATATAATCTGCCTCATCAATAATGACAACTTTCTTAGCGTCAGTTAGTGAGACAGTTGTAGCAAAACCTTTTATCGTAGTTCGTAGAACATCAATGGAACGACCCTCTTCGGATCCATTCACGACAATAAACTCTGCACCGATTTCGTTACAGAGTGCTTTTGCTACGGTAGTTTTACCGATACCAGCAGTACCAGCAAGTAGAAGTGTGGGAAGTTCTCCCTGTGCGACATATTGTTTGAATGTCGTCTTGAGTGATTCAGGTAGAATACACTCATCAATTTTTTGTGGACGGTATTTCTCTACCCACAAAAATTGGTCGTCACGTGATTCAATCATTAGCAATCTCCAATCATAATATAATAAAGTTGAGCAGTTTCAACAGTCGCTACTCAGGACTGAGTGCAACTTAGAAGTCAAACGTAGAGTCTGCTTCCACTGCCACATAATACACGAGATCGCTAGATGCAGACTGGAAGCGAGAGATCTTCTTAGAAGATACACTCACCTGATAATCTCCAGGAAGCATCTTTAGATTTTCGACTTTCAGATTAACACGGAAAGTCTTGTCGGTAGCACCTACAGTATTACTGTATGAGTTACCAGTGGCATTCTTCTTATCGCCAACTTGGATAATCATATTGGTTCCATCACCAACCACTGATACGTCTGCTGCACGCAGAACAGAAGCAGTCTTGTGAATCATGTTTAGCATTGCTGCTGTCATGGTGAAATCAATATCCGAGTCAGGGAATGTGATTGCCTTTTGGGGAGCAGTCAGAACAGATGCGTCTGCTGCAAAATACTTGATCGAATTTCCACCTTCAGAGATCGTGACATATTTGTCAGCAAACTCTAGTTCAGGATCCTCGAACAAGGACATTGCTCCAAGAAATTCATTCAAGTCGTAGATACCGAAGTCTGGAAAAGTTTCCGCAACGGTGGCATCCGACATGACGTTCTTTTGAGCAGAGATGGTTGCCAATTGGTTTCCTGCTTTGAGAAGAAGATTACTGTTAATACCAGCAAAGTTCTTGAACAATGCGAGGGTGTCTTTAGATAGTTTCATGGTTTCTCCATTTCATAGTTAATTTGGTAACTGTATGTATATTACCGTATTTCAAGTTATTTGTCAACACTGTGTTGCAAATCATGCGTGTGTAATGCGATGAGTGCATAGTGTAGCACCTTCAGAAGATCCTTACGATTGTAACCTTCTTTCTTTCCATAGCGTTGGGTGTACTTCATGACATTGCCCAAGCAGAATCCCTCACCGTGTCCATTATCAATAATGAATTCGGTAGTTTGGAATTTGTTTTGAGAGTAGTGTTCACCATAGGTGGCATCCACATACTCTTGTAATTCTTTGATCAAACGATCTTCACTGTATTTGTAGTCAATCTTTTTCATATAACATCCATAACAAGAGAGTAGAAAAGTGGGGGACGAATCCCCCACTCAATTGGTTACTGTTATCGTGAGAAAACAGATGCACCTTCAGCCATTGCTGCAGCTGCAACCATACGACGAGATGGAATACCAAGACGGTATTTCACTGCCTTTGTCCCATTAGACAAAGTCTTCTCGTTAGAGTAAATTGCATAACCTTGATTACGCAATGTACGGACTGCTTCAGCTGGGTTCTTAAGTTTGAACGAAGCACTGATTTGCTTTGCAGTAAATTCTTTACCTTGCTCAAACGCACCAAGTAGTTTAGCTGTATTGCTCATTTACACTCTCCATAATATCGCCATCATAATAAAAAGAATCCAACTCTAAGTGATGGCTCAAAAAACTTAGAGTTGGATTTAAGACCGACTTAGTAGTAATCGTTACGATCGCCACCAATGTCGATACCTGCTTCACGGCAGATGTCGTTGAAGTCAGACGCTGCATCATAATCTTCATACTCAAGAGAATCATCGATAATCTTTTGTAGTTTAGACTCTTCAGCGTCCAGTTCAATATCGGACTCTACAGCAGTTTTGCTAAGAGAAATAACTTTCGCTTTCGCTGCACGGACAGGATTTGTCTTTACAGTCATTTCTTGAGCAAACTGAGAGAGTTGTGATTCAGTAGGAACAGGCAACTGATACTTACCACGCTCGATTTTGTTAGCGTTGAATAACCAGTTAGGGTATCCGATTTTTTCACCCTTCTTGCCTTCACGTTTCGCTTTCTCTTCATAGTAGATTGCAGCACACTCTTTCAGAGTAATCACAGGATCAGTCTTATACTGAGGATTGCTCTCGATAACAGCTACAACAAACTTCTTCTGAGATGCGGTTAATTGATCAAACTTTTTCATAATATAACTCCTTCTTTCACGTTTAGTAGGTATATTCTACAACAAATATTTGCAAATGTCAACAAAAAAATGGATCTTTTTGCAAATAAATTACCCTGTAAAATCAACACTTTACAGCGGATCCCCTATTAAAAGGGAATATCACTGTCAGAATCTTGCTGAATTTCAGCATTTTCAGGTGTTTCAGGTGTTTCTGGCTCTTCTAGTTCACCACCTGCAACCTTATCGAACAAGTCGAGGAAGGCTAGTTTAGTGGCTGTATCGAAACGATTGACACAAAGTTCGATCGCTTTCTTTTGGTCACCGAACACAGAGTAAGCACGGACGATATGACCAATACGACGAGTCGTAATAGTTTCGTCCACACCACCATCATCGAAAGTACGACGAATTGCTTCAGCCCACTTCACGATATTTGTAGCGAATGTCTCATCATAGCAATCATATGCTTTCATGAGATTCTCCATAATCTTAGTTTCATAACGAGC